GGCACCATGCACTCCAGGATGTCCCTCGTCGTGATCAGACGGACGACCAGGGTCGCGATCTCGGTGGCCTGCGTGCCGCCAGCGGAAATGATCAGGATGCGGTGGGCAGGGGAATGGATCAGGCACCACACTGCGTACAGTGCGGCAACCGTGGTCTTGGCCTGCCCACGCTGCGCCTCAACCATGAGGTACTGCGGGCCGTGCTCAAGCCATGCTCCGATCTCCTTCTGGATCTGCGTGGCCGAGAAGCCCAGCTCGATCATCCCATCTTCGAGGAAGGGGATGAAGGAGGGGTACTCAGCTTGCAGCAGTTCCAGACGCTCCCACCGGAGCTTTGCCAGCTCAGGGGATTCGCGCTGACTCATTGCATGAGACCGTCAGCGTTGACGCCCATCATGTGGTCCAGCTTGTCCTGGGCCTGTTGGACAGCGTCCTCGATGCCAGAGACGGTCTGCTTGCGGCGCAGGCGCTTGGCGGCCATGGCAGCTTGAAGGTCGGTCAGGGCTTCGTTCTTCGAGGCGCTGGCCGTGATGTTGTTGTTCTTCAGGAAGGTGATGCCCGCCATGAAGAAGGCGGCACTGGCCGTCCGCTTCAGCGGGGTCACACCGTCCTCAGCGAGGCCGATGGTTTCGCCGTCGCGAATGACCGTGGTCAGGCCACGGGCGATCTCGCCATGCAGCCCACCCAGGTCTTCTTCGGTAGCCTTGCTCATCGCATGAGTCCTTTCAGCCACTGGCTCAGACCCGCACGCACTTCCGGGAACAGCTTGTCCAGGATAGCGAGCAGGAGGTAGATGATGGTGAGGATGCTCACCCAGTCGTTCAGCGGGATGCCCGCGAAGTGCAGGCCCAAGACCGAGGTCGGCGGGGCCATCTTTGCCAATTCGGCCTTGGTGTCGTCCATGTTAATCCTGAGGTTTCTCCAGGCGAACCTGGAAGCGGTATTGCGAGTGCCACGCGGCGCGGACAAGCAGCTGATCGCCAGATGGGCCCACGATGTGGTCGACCTCATAGCGCTCACGCTGTACGCGACAATGCAGCATGGCCGAGTGCGTGTAGAAGAACAGCACGTCGGAGTTGCCCTCGTTGACCAAGCGAGGATCATCCACCCCAACCCTGACGCTGGTAGCGCCAGGGATGGTCATGGTGGTGTGTCGCTCGATACGAGAGTCGTAGTAGTAGAGGATGCCAGCGGTGGCGGTGGTCCAGGCGAGAACCACCGCCATGTTGGCATCGAAAGCGAGGCTCACCGTTTGAGCGCCGGGTGCCGGAGTGGTCCAGCGGATCACACCCTGCTCGTCGGCAACGATGATGTTGCTGCCCTCGATGGCTGCCGTCCAGCGTTGACTGGTACGCCCGATACCAGGGTCACCGATGTTCCGGCCACCGAGGACCGCCTCCACTGCCGGATCGTACGGTTCGTCGTACGGCGGCAGGAAGACAGCCCCGATGGGCCGAGGCGTCCACAGCGGGATCATGGGCTCCGCACCCAGCTGTGCCGGATGGTGATGGTGAACTGCTGGGTGTTGGTCTTCGGGATAGGGGACGCGAACTTGAACTGTCCGCAGGGCCAGCCCTGTCCTCCACCGAACGGGCGACCGCAGAAGAAGCCCAGCCCGCCGATGCCGCCCGTGACCACCTTGTCCGGGTTGAACACCACGACCGAATCGCGGTAGAACGACCCAGGCACGTAGGCGGGGAAGGACACCGTGCTGTAGCCAGCGTAGTCCGTGCCAGTCAGGTAGCCGGTGATCGGGCCGAGAGCCGCGTTGGCCGCGTAAATCTCGCAGGTGTTGATGTCGGCAGCGTGACTGGACTGAGCCCAACGCTGCGGGCCATCGCCCGCCCGGGCAGGCCGGAATGTGTACGGGTAGGCCGTACCGCTGACCGTCACCGAACCAGACACGTCGGTCAAAGGTTGGGTACAGGTCAAGCGGTAGTACACCGTCAGCTGGTCGATACTCGTCACCGTGATGGTGGTCGGGGTACCGGCACCGTCGATGATTCGGGCCCGGCTGAACAGGTTGTTGCCCGACGAGTCGCCGCACACACCCACCTCGGCGATGTTGCCGACCACCGACCCTTGCGGGAACTGGTACGACTTGTTGATCACCACGTTGTAGAGCGGAGCACCGGTACCGCTGACCACCTCGGACGTGTCCTGCACAGCAGGGCCGGTCTTGGCCTGAAGGGCGGTGTCGGACACTTGCGGGGTGGCAGTGCCGGTACCGACGACGCAGTACCAGATGCTTCCGTTGATGGAGGACGTGCCGATCTTGTCCATCCCCTTGTCGGTGATGAGGTTCTTCATCCAGCCTGTGGACTTCTCCTCCGACGTGCCTTGGTTGAGGACGAACATATATTCGCCACGGATACCGGTTACCACCTCGGTCATGTGAGGGTACCTCCTGGGAGTGATGCTGGTTGACGGGTCATCACATCGGGTGCCACGTCTCGCCAGTTGGTGTAGTTGATGTACGCGATGGTGACGACCAACGTGCCTGCTGTCAGGACTGCTGCGTTGCGTTGGGTCTTGTCCGGTGCCACGTCTCGCCAGTTCGTGTAGAAGATATCCTTGCGGGTTTCCTCGATCACGCCAGCGGTCAGGGCGGCCGGGTTACGGGCCATCTGCTCAGTGGTCGTGTACTGGATCAGGATGTCACGGAGAACACCCTCAGCCAGTTCAGCAGGGCTACGGGCAAACTCCTCGACCGGGAAGTTGCGGGTACCGCCGTCGGTGATTTCCGCAGCACTACGGCCCAGCCTGTCTTCGATAAAGAACGGTAGCAGCGTCGTCGTGTAGGTCAGGTCGCACTCGCACTCCGGCACCATCCGACTCATCAGCTCGCCCAGCTCCACGCTCACGAAGAACGAGTGCTTGGCAGATGGGGTCATGTTGGTCGCGGTGATCGTGGCCTTGTCCGCAGGGGACGAGACGTGGACCTCGCGAATGGTGCGGCGGAAGATGATCAGCCCATCCACGACACCGCCAAGGGTTGACAGGTCGAGGTAAAGCTGGTACTCTCCGTGCATGCGGAAAGGGGACGCCACGGGCGGCGGAGCGTAGTCGATGGGAAGGCTCTGCCAAACACCATCGACCCGGGCCTGGGCTCGCACGTGGGTCTTGTCGAGATACCCGCCAGTGAACTGGAAGTTCCAGACCTTCTGGTGGAAGTCAGCCTCAGGTCCCCAGTGGTTCTGGGTGTGCATGGTGCCGGTGAGGACCGGGCCATCGCCTGGGATGATCGTGTCGTGCCCGTTGACCCCGTAGTCGGCAGCCCATTCGAGGGCAACCATCAGCCCCTGGTCCGCATTGGACTGGAGGTGGGGTTGGGAGACACGGGAGGTTGGGTCTTGCGGATCCCGCCAGAGGGAGTACCGTGGCGTGACGCGACGGATCTCAACCTCGGTGGGTACGATGCCTGGGTTGGGTACCCAGGTGCCGGTCTTCGTGGCCTCGTCCCACTGGATGAGGGAGGGGAACCACGCGGACCAATAGTTCGTGGCAGTCCGCCACCGCACCTGGAGGTGGGATGGATCGAGAATGCCTTCGGGGATGTAGGTGCCAAGAGGCCACTTCGTGGTCCCGGGAGGGAACCCCTCGAAGTGGATCTTGACGAGCTTGTTGGTGATGATCATGCCTGTGACAACGCGCACTCGCACTTGCATTCAAGGTCGGTACGGTTGATCGCCTCCTTGAGTTCGATGACAGCGTGCATGGACTGCCGCGCCGCCGCGTTGCGAGACTCATCGGCCAGCAGCGAACCGCCGTAGCCGTAGAGGACGATGGGTGCATCCTTCGGGGTGTCCCGGTAAATCTCCACCATTTCACACGGCGGGAGCGCAGGGGTGACCTTCAGGGTGTAGTCATCAGCGAACGAGTTGGGGGTGACCAGCAGCGGGTACCACTTGCCGTCGAATGCCTTGTATCGCATCCTGACGTACTTGCGGTCGATGTAGCCATCCTTGAACTGGAAGGGCCACAGCGTCGTGCCCGGGGTAGGCTGGCACCAGACGGTGTAGCTGTCGCCGTATGCAGGGACCATTGTGTTCTCCAAACGACAAAAGGCCGGACCCCTTGCGGAGCCCGGCGCTTTCGTTCTTATGCGGTACCGAATCAACCACCCAGTGCCTGGATCGCGGGGATCAGGTAGGGCACGCGAGAGAAGGGCATGCTTCGCAGCAGCTGCTTGGGGTCAGTGCCATCCTTGGTGTTCTGGATACCCTTGTAGGTATCCTCCAGCAGCCCGGCGGCGGGTGCCACCACGTTGCCCAGGAAGCTCTGACCCTGGCCTGCACGACCACCGGTAGATTCACCCACCCCGGTAACCGAGGAGGTGACGTCCAGGAAGTCGCCAGCCAGACCGCTCATGGCGATGTAGTTCAGGGTTGCACGGGCGATCTTGTCGAAGGTGAGTTGCTTCTCCAGATACGCTTCGCGGTCCTCCCGACCGATCGACTGAAGGTAGGTCCGGGCCATGTAGATGGGGGCAGCCAGGGACATTGCACCCATCATCATGCCGAGGGCCTTGTAGGTCCCGACGTTGCCGACTTGCCGTCCCCACTGCTTCTCCACCGAGGTGATGGAGAACGTGCGGAACTGGGTCATCAGTCGCATCAGACCGTCGTGGGCCCACTTGCCCTTCTCGCCGATGAAGCTGTCCTGGATGATCTGGCCAACGCCACGGTGGATCGCCTGCACGAATTCTTCCGCCGCAGCCTTGTCGGCCACCTTGGTGATGTCGAATTCCTTCAGGCGGTTGCCCTCCATGACGATGGCACCCGAGTCACGGATCTTCTTGGACAGCTCAGCGCTGATGCCCATGTCCTTCAGGGCCACGTCTTCCAGGCCGCCGTGAATGTACTCCGCAGCCTTCCGCACGATCTGCTCCGCGAAGCCGCGTTGCTGGGTCGAGTGGATGGCGCGCCACATGCTCAGCTTGCCCTGCACGTAGCCGCCGCCCCGGAGGAGACGGTCAGCCATGTTCAGCGTGTCCCGGCCATAGGTCGGGGTGGCGCTGGTGCTGTCGTAGGGGAAGACGATCTTGTAGGCGTCGGTGCCGAACTCCACACCACGGTACTGCTCCAGCGATCCGATGATCGGGTTGTTCACCTTCTCACCCCGGCTCAGGGCCAGGATCTCGGAACGCAGGCGGGGCAGGTCAGCCACAGCCGAGAACGACTTTGCGACGCCGACATGGAACATCCCGTTGATCGACTCGGCCAGCTGCGTGAAGCCCATGCCGCCCAGACGGGCCAGGGTGTTGACCTGCATCAGACGGTCGAGGTTCCGGTTGTGCGTCCCGAAGGAATCACCCAGGAACTCGGCGGCCAGCTGGTCGAAGGCGTGCAGTTCGTCCGGCGTAGCCCGGGCGCCATCGGCACCGTAGGTCATCGCGGTACGCAGGACGTTCAGGCCCGGCTTCCCCATCACCCCGTGCTGCGCCAGGGCCACCTCGCCAGAGACGCGGCGGGCTTGGTTGCGCAGGAGGTTGAAGTGGTCCGTGTCCATCACGTCCATAAGACGGAACTCGCTTCCATCCTTCAGCGTGTGGGTAGCGGTCAGATCCAGGTTCAGACGCTTCTTCGTGTGACTCGCGGCACCACGCTGGTACTTCTTCATGGCGGCCAGCACCTGCGGACGGGACATACCCATCGCTTCCAGTGCGTCTTCCACCACGTCAGCAGCACCGACTTGGTGGGCACCGATGGGTGCGGAGAAGCCGCCCATGGCGCGGTCGTGTACCTTCTGGATGTACTTGCTCGCGAGGTTGTCTGCGAAGCTGATATCGAAGCCGCTGATGTTGATGAACTGATCCACCAGGGCATCGTGCAGCACGGCCCGCTGTTCCTGCGTCATCGCCGTCAGCTTGGCCGGATCCATGCGGTGAGGCATGTAGCCGACGCTCGTCTCGGGCAGGGCACCCCAGCCGATGGTCTTGGCATCCTGCTGCGCCACACGCATCCGCTCGTACGCCTTCTCCAGCGAGTCAGCAGCCTTGACCACAGCCTCGGGAGACTGGGCACGGATGTGGCCCGCACGGCGACCCTCGATCTCCTCCGCGACCAGACGGTTGAACTGCTCCCAGGTCTTGCCACCGAAGAAGTCCCCGATGGCCGACTGACCCTGCTGGTTGCGGAAGACCGTGTACAGGTCCTGCACCTCGTTCAGCGTGTTGCCCAGGTACTGCCGCTCGTTCAGGTGCTTCGCCAGCGCAGCGGTGCTGCGGCGGCCCAGCGAGCCCGACGGATTCTCCAGAAGCTCCGCGCTGATCATCCGGGCGACCGGGTTCTTGGACCGTGCCAGCACGTTGGCGATGGACTGACCGCCTTGGAAGATGGCGGTGTCCAGCAGCTTCGACAGTCGCTTCTCGTCCACCTTCAGGTTCATCGCCTCGGCCTTTCGGAACAGGTCCGTGAGGGCCGCCAGTTCGGCTTGCTGCTGCGGGGTGTCCACAGGCAGCAGACCCAGCCCGTTCTTCTGTGCCACCGGGTCAGCCAGCAGGTCGGAGACGTGCTTGGCCTGGGCGGCAGCCTTCTGGTTCGGGTTGGCGAAGTTCAGGTCAGTGCCGGTGCTCAGCCGCACGTCCATCGGGGTCGAGATCAGATCCTCGGACAGGGACAGGCCACGGGTGAACGCGTCCAGTTCCTTGCCTTCGAGGCCGAACAGGCGACGCATCGAGTCAACGAACTTGTTCCAGACCGTCGAGCCGTCGACCTGCACCGTCTTGAGGAAGTCGGTGAAGGCGCTGCGGCCAGAGTACAGACCGGCCACGAACTCGCGAGGGTTCGACAAGTAGTACTTGATCTGGCGGTCCAGCTCGGGGTTGGCGTGGCCGCCGACCAGATCGTAGGCAGCCTGCACCGTGCTGCGGAGGTCGTCCAGTTCCTTGGAGATACCGGCCGCCACAGAGTCTGGTGCGTATTTGGTCGCATACAGCTTGTGAACTGTGACGGCGTGAGCCACCTCGTGGTTCACCACGTCAGCCCGACGCGGGTTGGACAAGTAGCCCTCCGGCAGGATGACCGCGTGACGGGAGTTGTCGTAGACAGCACGCCAGCCGCCCTTCGGCTCAGCCGTGCCAGGGAACATGGCACCCACGTCCTTCGTCTCGATGATCCGAAGGCCGGAGTTCTCAGCGTTCAGCAGGCGGTTTGCCACTGCCTTGGTGACGCTATCGTAGTGGGTGTCCACGATGTTGGTCAGCACGTCCGCAACGTTGTGCTCCGTGTGGGGCACGCCGATCTCGGAGAACTCCGGCAGCTTGCGGGCGTTGAATCCCATCTGCTCGACACCAGGGCGGCCCGTTGCGATGGGTGCCTCAGCCGAAGCGGCGGCTTCCTTCGCCAGCTCCTCCATCTTCTTCTCGCCCTCGATCGGATCAGCCGTGAGCTTGCGGCTCTCCGGTACCTCACCGACGCTCAGCGTCTCGCGGACCTTGTTGGCCTCCAGGCGCTCCACCTCAGCACGCAGGGCCTCGGGGGTTGCCTCGGGGCCCAGGTTCTTGACGGCCTGCTCGCGGACGGCGGCCTGCTTCTTGGCAGACTCCAGCATCAGGCGGTCAGCCGTGGCCTTGATCGCAGCCTTCTCGACCGAGAAGATAGAGGGCAGGTTCAGGCCAGCGCCGAGGAACCCCATGCCGACAGCCATGGCGTAGTCGTGGCCGGAGACGTAGGGATCGAACGTCTGCTGCACAGCCGTCATCGCGAGGTTGGTGCCGACGTTCTCCAGGATCGCGGAGCCGATGGCCTGACCGCGCAGGCCCTGGGCTGCCAGTTGCAGCGAGCCGACGCGGCCCAGCTGGAAGGCACGCATGGCGCCCATGCCCGTCAGGTAGCCCTCGGGCAGACCAGCGAACAGGGAGGCGGCGATACCGACGCCGGAGCCGGACAGGTTGATGTTCTTCTGCGAGGCACGGTTGTCCTCGATCTCCCACTTGATCCGCTCCAGGTTCTCCTGGCTCACGGCCTGCTTGACGAAGTTCTGCTCGTCCTCGGTGAGGCCGGACAGATCCTCGGGCTTGACCTGGAAGCTCGGGTCGACCTCGTACTGCGGACGCAGGGCAGCGCGGATGGCCGAGCCAGCGAACGTGTTCTGGATGAACGCGTCCTTCGACTTCGAGTAGAACGACGACTCGTCGATCTCCTTCTGCGTGGCTTGGTCTTGCAGTTCCTTAGCCTTGATGCGGACATCCTCGGGGATAGCACCCCGGCTCAGTTCCAGTCCCGTGCTGACCGAGACTTCCTTGCGGGTAGTCGCGGACAGGCCCTGCGGCAAAACCTGACGACCCGGCATCGGGGTGTCCCACGAGTCCAGCACCGAGGTGCGAGGGGCAGGGTTCTCGCTGTCGCGGAACTCGGCGTCCGTGGTGATGCCCATGCGGCCCAGGACTTGGTTCACGTAGTCGTGGACCTTCGGGGCCTTGGGGTTCTTCAGGTCGCCGAAGTTGGCGATGGAGCCATCAGGCAGCACCGCCTTCTCGCCACCGTAGTAGGCAGCGGCGACCTTGGCCGGGTCGTCTTGGTACTTGTCGGCCAGCTGGTCGATCAGCTTGAACCCAGCAGCTTTGGTGTGCTCGGGGTTGGCATGGCTGTACTCGGCAGGGATCAGGCCCTGCGCCTTCATGGACTCGAAGGTGGACTTCGTGACCTGCATGGGGCCACGGGCACCCGCGTAGTTCTCTTGCGAGGTGTCGGCCTTGCCGTAGCTGGATTCCTGGCCGTAGATGGCTTGCTTGAGATCGTCGCGAATACCCATGGTTTCTCCTTATCGCCGAACGGCGGTGACGCGTGCCTTGGCGGCAGCGCGGGCCTCACGTTGGCGGCCGTAGTAGGTGTAGATGTCCTTGCCCGAGAGCACGGCATCACGAGTCTCACCCGACTTGAGGGTGGCTTGGATGTGGAACTGAGGCACACCATCCCGGTCAGGGAGGCGGCCGACGTAGACGTCATTGGCGTCGTCATCGAGGAAGCCGGTACCGAGGACACCCTGGCGACCAGAGCCGCCGTACAGGGCCCAGTGGACCGCGCCATCGAATGCCGAGGACACCTTGTCGACCCCGACAGGGGCCGGGCCATTGGGGCCGGTCAGGTACTGCTGGAGGGACTGCTGACCCTTGGCATTCTGCCAGACGTAGCCACCCGACACCTCCATCCCGTTCTGACGAGCGGAGCGGATGGTGCGGTTGACCGCCAGCTTGATGTCGCCGTTGGTCGAGGCGGCCATGCGTTCAGCGTCCGGGCCGATCTCCGCCATGATGCGGTAGTTCTGGCCGGGCTTCAGCTTCTCGTTGCCACCCATCCACTCGGGGATGTACGAGTTGAACTCGCTGTCGATGGCAGCGGTGACGGTCTTGGCGTCTTCCTTGCTGAGGTTCTTGCGGGCAGCGGGGCCAGTGAACCAGCGGCGGAAGCTGCCTTCCATCGTCAGACCAGCCTGCACGTCGTTGTACATGCCTTCGAGCCGATGCTTGTGGTCCGAGTAGTAGGCGTCCGCAACGGAAGGGTTCTCCTGTCGCAGGGCCACGTAACCGTCCCACGCCGTCATCCAGGTCTGGTCGATCTGTCCCGAGGTCAAGGCTGCGGTGATGCTGCCGTTGAGCTTGTTCTTGATCGTGTCGACCACGTAGTCCGTGCCCATGTTCTGAGTCAGGAACTTGACGCGACCAGCTTGGTCCAGCTGCTGGTAAATCTCCTCGGCAGCCTTGTTCCGCTCGTCGCGGGTGGCGCCATGCACCACGCCGAGATCGCCACGGGCAGCAGCCACGCGGAGGACGTTCTGCTTGTCCTCGTCGGCCTGGGCCTTCAGGGCACCCTGACCGGACCGCATCGCTGCCGTGTATGCCTTGTCGTACTGCCGGTCACGCTCGCGGCTGATCGCCACAGCGTTGCGGGAGAGGTAGCCCGAGCGTTCCTCGGGGCCGATCAGCGGCAGGCGGGAGCCCGTCAGATCCTGGTAGCCCTTGTTCAAGGCATCGATCCGATTGGCGAGGTCCGTGGTCGTGGTGCCCTCGATGGGCTTCTCGGCCATGGCCTTGATGCGGGCCAGCTCGTCGCTGTGGTCCATGCTGTACCGGCTGCGGGTGCGGCTCTCGCCAGCCTCCTGGGCCTTGGTGATCTTGGTCAGCTGCTCCGCGTTGAGCACGTCGCCGAAGCCGCTCTCCATCAGGGCGTTGACCGCGTGGAACTTGCCCTGCGCCGCCCACTGGGCGAGGTTCGCGGTCATGTTCTCCTTGTAGCCCTTCTCATCGCGACCAGCAGCGGGGATGACCCCCATCTTGAAGTTCTCGATGATGCCCTGGTACTCCTCGCGGGTCGTGGTGCCGGCAGCCAGCCCAGCCCCTGCGTTCTGCAAGAGATCGGCACCAGCCCGGAAGGCTTCCGACTCGGACGCCACGGCCTGCTCCTGCTTCCAGCCCCAGTGCTCCTTCGTCTGGCGACGCATCAGAGCAGGCATGTGTTGGGTGAAGGTCGTCATCAGTGCAGCGTCGGTCGGGATGTCACCCGTGGCCGTGCCGTTGATCACCTTCAGGAAAGCCTGCTGGGCCTCCTGCGGGCCGAGCTTGCGGAGGTTCGGCATGTCATCTTCGAGAGCACCGATTGCCTCCTGGGCCTTGGCCGAGGCGGCGTAGGCACGGGCGCCTTCGGTCACGTCAGCCTCGCCGAACAGGGTGGCGTACCACGGCTGCTCCTTGGCGATGTCGGCCACAGCCTCACCGGCCATGGCTCGCTGCATGCCGGTGAAGAAGCTCTGCTGCTGCATGAGTCGCTGCTGCTTCGCCGCCACGCCACCGGACAGCTTGACCAGCGTGTCCATCAGACCGTTGTCTTGCAGCTGCCGGACTCCGGTGTCACCAGACGCCGTGATGCGGGAACCGGGGCCAACGATGTCCAGGCCAGCACGGGCACCGACAGGACCACCGCTGCCTCCGATCTGCGGGGCGCCGTCCACGTTGAACGCGAACGTGACCCGCTGACCCAACCCCTCGGTCGGGGCTCCTTGAATGTTGTCTTGTCGTGCCATGCGGCCTCCTTATCGACTGGTGCCGATGCCCCAGCTACGCCAGGACTCCGACGGTGCGAAGCTGAAAGAGTTGGTGTTGCTGTTCCCGTAGGTCGAGGGTGCAGTGCTCGGCGTGGACCAGTCGGTGCTGGTGAACGCCTTGCTGCCCAGCAGCTGATCGACGCCCGACTTCTTGTCGGCGAACAGGCCCTTGGCCCAGTCACCGATCGAACTGAAGGTCGCGTTGTTGCCCCAGCCACCGGCGCCGCCGAAGGTGCTTGCGGCACCGCCGACAGCAGCGGATAGGAACGACTGCTTGCCCTTCTGGTTCGCCACGTCGGTGGTGTAGTCCAGGCTGTCCACGATCAGGCTGGTGTCCAGGCCCTGGATCGTCTGCGACATGATGTCGCCAGCACGCCGCTCGGTGTCGCTGGCCTGCATACGCAGCACGTCCTTGGATCGCTGCTCGACCATCGCCGACCGCAGGCGGGTGGACAGGTTCACCATGTCGGTGACCCCGCCCTCCACGCCAGCAGCCGCAGCACCTGCCACGCTGGCCCCGGCCTGCTCTGCCTTCTGCACGCCCTGGGACAGGGAGTTGTAGGCATACGCATCGGCGGTACGGAAGAAGTTGCGGGAGGTATCCTCCGCAGCCTTGGCCCCCGCAGTCAGGGCA